GCGTTTAATGCTGTCAGTAGTAAAGACAATAAGCTGGTCACGGAAGACAGCTAGACCTGTTATCTCGTTAGCTACGTTGATAGATCCAGCGCCATTAGCTGCACTAAAGTCATCTACAGTAAAGGGTGCAGTAAAGTATAAGTTGTTACCCTTAGAGTAGAATGCTGTATCCTTAAACACTGTTACATTCTCTGCACCTAGTACGTCTGTGCTACCTGTAATAGCTGTGAGAGTATTGCCTGATGTGTTGTACGTAGCAGGGTAATTAGTACCGTCTACAAAGAGTACCTTATCGTTACCATCTAGGTTATATAGAACATGCTTAGCCTTACCACCAAGCAAAGGTCTAGCGCCCATGGATGTCCACGTAGTACCTGTACCGTAGTAGTACTCTGTTACGTTAGAAGCATTCTTTCTAGCTGCAACAATACGCCCAGAGCTTATAACTTTGAGTGCAAGTATAGGGCCAGATCCAGCTACAGCTGTAGTGCTGAACTTAGCAAAGCCTTTGATCTTAGAGTAGCCACCCTCTTTGCTAGACTCAAAGTTCTGCAAGATAGTAGCAGAACCCACAGCATTACTACCCTGTTGTAGAGGGCTAAGGTTAGAGATAAGACCACCTCTAAACTCAATAGGGAATGTCTGCCACTGTGTAGCCATTAGTAATATACTCTCGTGTCTCGCAGGTATTCAGTGCGATTAATATGTAAGCTACGTAATTGTTTAATGCCTTGCTCAAACTTTTGTAGTGCTAATTGTGCTGCCTGCATGTCACCACGGAACTGATAAACGTAATACATAGCACCATCTACTATGACATAGCGATACTGCTCAGGTAGCGTAGGTACATCTGTAGCAAGCTCTAGATCATAGCCTGTACGAAAGTATTCATATACTACTTCATATTCTTTATCGGGAGTAGGATAAAAGATCAACTCTCTGCTAGGTGTACGTACAACATGCGTTGGTGTATTTCTTATACTTGTGGTAGAGTTATACTCAGTATCTGCATACTTGTCAAGCCATTCTTCGTATGTTAGTACTTTTAGTTTGACTGTACCTACGTTAAGAGCGTCATCACGTTTGATGCGGAAGGTGTTCATGTTAATAGTTTTACTGTCATAAGGCATACTATAACGTACTTCGCCAGGAAGGAGTACCTCTGTCTCTTCTACGTGGTTCCAGGGCCACTCAAACTCTTCCTGATTGACATGGCGAATAGAAGCGTTAACAGAATCCTTAGCAAAGCTGTAGTAACCTGTAGCTGTAGGAAAGTTAGCACTCGTAAGTTCTACTTCATTAAGACGGCGGTTGATGTCGTTAACTAGGCTAATGTAATCGTATGCCATTATTACTTCTCCTTAACACGTACAAAGATAGACCGCTCATACTGCAAGCCTTCTACAGAAGTAACCTTACACGTAATGGTATACCGCACGTTGTTAGTTCCTAAAGATAGTCGAATGGTGGCTACGGTTAGTGTATTTGTTTTCTGTACCATCTGCAAGCCATTTACTACGCCTGCAGCATTTACCTCAGTCTTGACCCCAGAAGCATCGTCAATATACCACGTTACACCAGCGATACTATCATCACCCAAGAAACGTGACCAATCTACACTGTAGTCTAATATCTCATCTTTATCTTTATCAGGCCATTTGTATGACATTAGTATGTTCCTTATGCTGCTATACGGACAACTCTGTCCGTGTTAGGAGCCTCAATGTGTACGGTTCTTTGTGCATTGTCTGCAGTAACAAACACAGTAAATCGCTGGGGCGTAGCTTCTATGTAGACTACCCTGTTCCTGCTATAACTATCCTTAAGTGAAGCGTAGTCAAACTGCTCAGCAATCACATCAGTTTGTTTGGTTTTGATGCTTAGTGCTACAGAGCTAATATCGAATATGTTAACAGTACGAGTTTCAACAATACCCACGTTAACGTTAGCTGCTACACCTACAGGTAATACTACAGCCTTAGCGATAGTCTCTGTGTTACCAAGTGTAATAGAGAGCGCTGGGCTTGTCACGCCTGTATTTGCTAAGGCTGAGACTGTAGTTGTACCTATATGACCCTGAGAGTCAACCCCTGAAGGTAATACATTAGCTTTAGCAATAACAATAGTTGTGCCTAAGGAAGCTGTAGCGGATACAGATCCACTAAGTGTTACAGCCTTGGCTACTGTTACAACACTACCTACTGTAGCAGTAGATGTAACACCTAAGATAGGAGTGTTAGCTGCAGATACTGTTACAACAGAATTAGTGGATGCGGTGGCAGCTACACCCTGAACGTCAAAGCGTGTCTCTGCAGTACTAGCAAAGGCGTTAATCGAAAAGGCTGAGCTACCAAAGATCATCAATCAGCATCCTGTATAGTGAGCGTCCCAGCCTCGACCTGACGCATGATCTCTGCGTAGTGGCGGTTGGCTGGGTCTAGGGGGACGAATAACTCTTGTCCGTCTATGGTGGCACGGATGGCTAACATTTCTTTATCATCCTTAACGTATTGAGCATTTGAAATAAACATTTTATCCATACTACAACTCCGCATCCATGTAGAAAACAATGCCGCCACCGCCTATGTAAATATCGGCGTAAGACGAATTAGATTTAGCATACAGATGGCAGTGGGATTTTGATTTTGCAGTAACCCCATAAGCACTAGATGAGCTTTGCCAGTTACCATCTATGCCTCCCGTGTAGGATAGTGACGGCGCTGTGCGCATCTCAGCAAACATTCTAATGTCTTTGTAATTCCATGCTCCTGTGGTGTATGCTTGACCAACACCCATAGACCCCATAGAAGCAGTTTGATAATACCTCTGGCACCTCTGAAGTTCATCAGAGTACGACCGATGCTCGAAGGGTGTGGCTGTGTCGCCTTGCTCCAGTTGCATCCCAGTAATGTTAAGTTCCCAAGCATCCGTTGATGTGTCCGTGCCTTGCTGAGCAACATACAAATACAACTGACTGTTTGCGGTTTCTGTAACACTATCGCCCAAAGCGGGGACAGCAAAAGTAAACGTGTAACGTGTCCAAGTTGAAGTTATAGTTACAGTAGAGTCTAGCGGAGTATCTAGGGTAGAGCCTGATGCACCTGCGGGCAGCCTTTGAAGGCCTACCACATAACTTCCAGAGTTAGGGTTAGTGCCTTTTGCGTAAAAGCTAAAGGTTGCTGTCCCTTCCTTTAGGGAGCGTACATCTTCTAGGCGGGTCTGAAAGCCAAGATAGTTATCTCCTGTGGTGGCATCAAACTTCATCCAGTTCTTAAACTCTCCAAGAACTTCATTACCAAAAGTAGCTTCTTCCTGAGAAACGGTTGCAGCGCCCCCTGAGTGGTTAATAAAGATTCGATCTAAAACTTGATACCCACTAGCCGTACTACTAGTCCCCCGCTGTGCCACCTGCATAGCGCCATTGATAATCAAGTTGCGGTTCGACAAGGCACCGTCAGTATTACCCACTTCATCAAGGCGAGTAGTGACGCTACCTAAGTCCGCAAGTTCTCTTGCCTTACTCATGGGTTATTCTCCTTACGGCTTTGTAGGCCATACTACATTGTCGAGTGACGTGTAGGTGTTTGTAATATCACGAAGTGCTTGACGGTATGCTGTCTGCGCTGCTGTCATAGTATGGTCAGAGCCAGCCCACCAGTCAGTAGCTGCAATCAAGCGATCACGTTCTGCACGGAGGAGCTTCAGAGGCTCTGCTGCGATCAAGGCATCACGCTTGGCTACTACAGCCGCCCATGTTGTACCCCAGTCTGAGGGGTTTGTGCTTTCGATAGCTGTGCCATTGGCGTCTGCGCCAGTGACCTTAGCAAACATAGTGCTGAACTCTGCTTCAGTTGTCGGTTCGCCACGGAGTACCCACTCTGTAACACCCAACTCTGTTAATGCTGTTGCGATTGTTGTCATTGTATCGGCCTCCTTAGCCTGCGATTTCTTGGACGGTTATTGTCGATGCGGTGTAAGCCTCAACAGGGAATGAACTACCATTATAAAGACCTTCAACGTGGTTAATGTGAACAGCCCCACCCTCGCCTGCGAATTTACAAGCATATTCTATAGAGACACCTTCTGTTCCGCTTGTGGTATCTAGATAAGACCCAGAAGCACCTGCACCATGGTTTTGGTCTCCCCCACCATTACCAGCCGTGTCTGGCCCCCTGAACAACAGCCCTGAAAAAGAACTCCCTGACCAACTATTACCACCCCCGATGACAGTGTTATCTCTGGTCAGAAACCCTCCCCACGAGTTTCCAGTAGTGGTTGAACCAACACCCACGTTAATCATTACAAAGAATTTACTAGAGCTAGATTTAGGTGTGATACTTACCTTTAACCCTAAGTCGGCTAGTTGACTTGCGCTCGTTCCAGAGGCCGCTGCATAATTGCGCTGTGTAAATGAAACAACCTGCAAAACACTACCAGTAACATTCATCCCAAGATCAGCCGCAGTAGGTACACCACCCGCAGCCGTTTGTAGAGTATCGACTTTGATTATGCTGGTCATTGTGCGATCTCCATTATGGTTATGCTCGAAATGCCCCGCTCATATCCATCTGAGTCAGAATCTACTATTGATCTATTGATATAGAAGGTTGCTGCGGCGCTGCCTGGGTGAGCGCCTATCCTGTAGGTTACTTGGCTAGTGGTCGCAGGTTCGTCATAGTAGTTTATATTGACGGTAGCTGGTGTACTGGAATTATCATCTCCCCAAAACCCCGTACCGGCCATTGATATACCTGTCTTCCTTGACCCAGAAGCGGGGGCCGCTAGACGGGTACTATCACGCTGAAGATACCAAATAATAGAGTGGTCCGATACAGAAGCCTCAAAGAAAACCTGTGCTTGAATGAGTATTTTACTGGTGGAACTCGTTGGAGTAATGGACAACTGAAGGTTGTTGACTGCCCCATCTGTGATGCTCTGACTAAACGTATCTGTGTACGTTAAGTTCTTAACCTGCACGACATGACCTGCCGCCATAACACGGCTACCCAAGTTCGGCTCTAGGTTATCTACATAGAGAGTACTCATTGTGCGATCTCCATTAGGGTAAGGGTACACTTTCTAGTCCCGCCGCCACCTTCATTCACACGAATACTCGAACCAGCATCTAGTATCTGCTGAACCTTATAAGTGACGGGGCTAGTGGTAGCGGGAGAGTCTAGTACCGACAGGGCAAACGAACCGAATATAATTGTACCACTGTTGCCATAATCATAGGCTCTATGCAGAGACTCTAATACCTCTGTGGTGTTCCGCAGTACTCTGTAGCGACCTTTTGCGTCCGCACCAGAACTGTTTTGCACCCCCGCAGAGTTGAGGTTACATACAACCAGTATATTACTGGATGCGCTGGTAGGTGTAATAGACCCTGAGAGGCCAGTATCCGTAAAGGTGCTAGACCCTAGAGTGGTTTCAGTAGCGTAGTCTGTCTGCACCACCTGCAAAACATGCCCCGCAGCATACAGCGTCTGACCACTAGGGATGATAATCTTATTCGCATTAGCCCCAGATGACGGGCCTTGTAGGTTCTGTACTGTTAGTGTGCCTGCCATCTATACCACCGTTAAGTTGCCGTTGAC